TTTAATAAATCAACTTCTGCTTTTAGTTCTTGTATTGACTTAATTAATAAAGGAACTATTTGAGAGTAATCAACTGATTGCATTTCTTCTGCATCTTTATTTCCTGAAACTGCATCTGGTAAAACTTCTTTAAGTTCGTGAGCCATAACTCCATAACTTCTGCTTTTATCTGTTTTCCATTTAAAGTCATAAACAGGTATTTTAGAAACCATATTTAATCCTGCAAAATCTTGTAAATCTTCTTTTAATCTATAATCTGAAGTTGTGCTATAAATAGTAACTGACCCACTTGTTTGAATTTTTCCAACTGATCCATTAGTGTTAATAAACTCATAATGAAAATGTGCAGTAGCTGCATTTATAGCACTTTGCCAATAAGATTTTCCTGTTGCTCCAGTAACTAAACGAAGTCCATAATTACTTGCACTTGGCCCTGAATTATAGTTACTCATAGCAATTGCGACATCCCCCCCAGATGTTATTTTCATTCTTACATTAGAGCCTCCAGTAGCAAAATCTAAATCTTGTTCATCAGCCAATATATAAGCCATTCTTGTAGTTCCATCATTTTGATAAAAACCAATTATAGATTCATCAGCTACTCCATTGTTTCTGCCTATTATATTAATTGCACTACCACCCCCATTTGCTTGTACTGTTAAGGGAGCATCTATATTAGAAGTCATTATACCTACGTTTCCTGTAAAGGTTGCATTTCCAAGATGTGACAAAGTTAAAGCCGCTGCGTTACTACCTGTATGAAAATTTAAATTAGCTGAACCTGCTGTTGCTGTATTTTGTATAAAACTCCAATTATTACTACTACCATTTAAATCGTTTTTAATAGCCAAACCTCTGCCCGGTAAATTTAATTGAGCACCAGTACCAGCATAAATACCCGTACTACCCATACCTACAATACCTGCAAAAGTAGCATTTCCATCTCCTTTTAAAGCAAGTGCAGAAGCATTAGTTCCTGTTCTAAAATCTGCTATAGTATAAGCATCAGTTGTTCCGCCTGTTTGTACCCATAAACCAGCAGTTGTGGCAGTTTGCTGAACTTCTAATTTTCCATTTGTAGGCAAATCAGTTCCTATTCCAAAATTTCCGCCCTCGTAATAAGCATCTTTATTTTGTTTAAATACAACTCTATTTGTTCCACCTGTAGAACTACCCACCCAAGCATAACCATTATTGTCATCTGCAACTAATTGAGCATTTTGGGCATCTGTGTTAGATTGCACTATCAATCTTGCTAAACCTGTAGCGTGTGTATTTCTTATAATTGCATCAACAGTTGAAGCATCACTTTTTATAACTGACAAATTTCCTGAAAAAGTTGCATTTTGTGATGTGTCTAATGTTAAAGCAGTAGTGTTAGATGAAGTAGTTCTTAAAATAATATCTGAAGTTGAATCTAAAAAAAGATTTCCAGCAGTGGAATTACATCTTAAACTGCTTGAGCCTTCTACTTGGCTTGTTATTACCTTTCCTGCAAAAGTTACATTTCCTGCAAAAGTTGCTGCTTGACTACCTGTAAAACTTAATGCAGTTGAACCTGATTGAAGTAATAACAAGGTGTCTGAAGCGTGTGCATATCCAATAGCACCTCTATAATAATTACCTCCACTTGCAGCATCTCCAAATTGAATATAATGTGTTTGAGCATTAGTTGCCCACAATTGTATTCCACCAGCTACTGAACCTGCTGTTCCAACAGCTAAAAATTTTGTTGCTGGATTTCCTACAGGTGTTGAACCTATTCCTACATTTCCTGCAAAAGTTGCGTCACTATTTGCGCCATTTATTTTTAAAGCAGGTGCATTGAAGGTAGTACCACCAACTGTTGTAGATGGTGTTATTTCAAAATGTTGGTCTACATTTTCTTGAGCAGCAATCATCCAACTATATTTAGCTGAATCAGGTGTAAGGTAAAATTCGGGAGAACTATTATCAATAGTTAAATCTCCTGTAAGACTTCCCCCTGTAAGTGGCAAATATAAACCTGCTGAAGTATCTACATAAGCAGTCGTGGCTACCTTTGTAGAATTGTTGTTTGCTGATTGTGTTACAGCAGTTGTTAAAGTGTTTATTGTACCATTTAAATCTCCTAAAAAAGTAGGTGATGTCATTGTTCCTGCTGCTAAAGTATTTCCACTTGTAGCATTTACTGTAAACTTGTTTGTATTAATTGCTAAGTTTCCAACAAAAGCAACATTTCCAGTTGTCGCATTAGCTGTTAATTTATTTGTGTTTACCGAAAAGTTACCAGCAGAACTTAAAGCCGCTGTTGTTGCAACTGATCCAGATACATTAATAATGGCACCAGTTTCAGCCATAATTGAATCAGCAATAGTTCCTGTTGTTAACCATTTTGCAATGTTTCCTGGTGTTCCAGTTCCTTCAACATCTGTGTGATCTAATTTTTCCCAAACATTTGTGGATCCTGCAATTACCCAATCACCAACAGACCATGAATTAATTCCATTTAAAGGATGTGTTCCCCCTACATTAACAACATAATAATGCCCTTGTGTTATAAATGGTGAATTATCAATTGTATAAGCTTCATTAGTCAACATAATATCTGATGCTAATGAAAGTATTGTATTGCTATCAACACCAGTAACTAAAGCAGTTTGTCTATCAACTTGATTTATTACTTTATCACCAACAGTTACAGTTGAAGTAAAGTTTGCAGAACTATCTACAAGTTTATTTGTTGTTGTTCCTGTTGTTGTTCCACTTGCAGCTTCGTTACCCCCAGAAACTAAAACTGGTGAATTACTTGTGGCATTCCAAGCACCTTGAAACTGAAGTCCATTTGCTATTCCATTAATTTGAGATTGTAATTTTCCAAAACCATCTAAAATAGAATCTGTTGCTAAAACAGTTGCTGCGGCTGGTGTTGGTAATCCTGTTAATACTTTTCCAGTAACTGAATTATTATCTAATGTTACAGCACCACTAACTGGTTGTGTTCCATTTACATTTAAAAGTGTTCCAGTTGCTTCGCCTGTAACCGATAAACTTCTTGCTGTTTCCCAAGCTGTTGCAGTGTCTGCATTGCCTTGTAAATCTCTATGTATTGGTGATGGTAAGCTTAAGGTAACCGCTTGATTTAATACAGTTGATGTAATTTGATTTGCAGTTCCTAAAATACTAAGACTTTGTGTATTTAAATTTACATCACCTACTGTTGAACCATCTGTTATATCTAAATCTGATGCGGCATCTAAAGTATCAACATAAGCAGTAGTTGCTAATTTAGTTGAATTGTCTCCAGCACTTTGAGTTGTTGCTGTTGTACTACTTGGAATTATTAAAGCACTTGGAAAAGATAGACTTAATCCTTGATTACTTGCAACTGTTTCTATTTGATTAGTTGTTCCTGTTATTGCTAAAACTTGTGTGTTTAAAGTTACATCACCAGTTCCACTATCACCACTAAAATCTAAATCACTTGCAGCGTCTAAAGAATCAACATAAGCTGTTGTGGCTACTTTAGTTGAATTATTTCCTGCTGTTTGAGTAATAGCAGTAGTTGCTGTGTTTATAGTTCCATTTAAGTCTCCTAAGAACGTAGCACCTGTGTAAGTTCCGCTTATAGTAACATTGTTAGGAAGTCCTATGGTTAGTTTTTGATTTAAAGCTACAGTAGTAATTTCGTTGGTAGTTCCTGCTATTTCTAATAATTCACTATCTAAATCTACTTCGCCAGTTCCAGAGTCTCCTTTAAAATCTAAATCTGAAGCTGTTACTACTGCATCTACATACGTTTTAACTGCGGCACTTGTTGGAATAGTAGTATCGTTATTAAAATTAGCTATTCCATTGGCAGCGGTTACAAATTGTGTTATTGTAACACCAGTTCCTGTGTCTTTTAAAGATCCCCATTCTAAAATTGCGGTAACTTTAAAATCACCACCAGTATTAACAAATAAACCAGACAAGTTTCCAGATCCATCACTTAATTGTTTTAGTGTTGCGGAAATTGCAGCATTATCAATAGTTTTTATTAATCCAGGATAAGTTGCTGAAATTTTAGTATTAAAAAGAGTTGCCATAATTTATTTTTTTATTTTCTGTTGTTTTTTTAAAAACATTAATAGTTTTTGTACGTTTTTTTGTTTTGGTTTATATCTCATAATACCCACCCATTAAAGGTTGCATCCTGTGATGGATTAATGTCATCATTACTATTTGAATAATATTTTGGAAAAAGGTTTTGATTAAAATTCATGTAATCAATAAATCTTCTTGAATAATAATCTGCATATTCTCTGGCTTTAGCAACTAAAAAATCAAGTTCTTCTTTTGTAGCTGGTGAATTGTTTTCTGATGTATGCCTTCCAACAGATCCGTTTTTTATAGAAAATGCCGCAAATGGTATGTAATCAGTTTGTGCGTACCAAATCAACATGGGTTGTATGTAATCAATCATTAATGTTAAATGATTAGGATTTAAATCTTTAGTCAATGTTCCTGCTGTAACCATACCCTCGAATTCTTCATAAAGTTCAGTTCCTAAATAGTTCTGGATATGGATGGTTTGAGATAACGAAATAAAATATAAAAATTTTGAAGTATCCACATTTCCGTCAATAATACTATTGCGAACAAGATCAGTTCTGTTTATGAATAAAGGTGTTGCCATAATTTAATTGTTTTTCTTTTTACCAAATCCCATTTTTTTTCTTTGATCGTATATTTTTTCATCATTAGATTTTTTTTCCCTTTTAGCTTTTTGCATTTTATCCCAATAAGCTTTGGTGTAACCTTTATATTTCATGTTTTTTGGTGCTACTGGAACAAGTTTATCATTTACTGGAAATTTAAATCCAAATGATTTTGCTTTGCCAGTAGTAACTAAAGATTTATCACCATCTAAGGTTAACATATATGTTTTTCTAAACCATTTGTGTTGACATCTTGCACCACCTTTGTAAAG